TAGATGCTATCAATGGTGGTTCACCTTCCCTTGTAATGGTGGATGAGATTGGTCTATTCGATATCTTTGGAGAGATGATGCGTGAGGGTCGTCCCGCGTTATTCAAGTTTAATCCTGATACTGGTAAGATGACCATGCAGCAGCAGTTCATTGCTTGGGGTACGGGAGGTGAAATGGATAAGGGAGGTTCTGTATTCGAGTCTGAGTTTAAGATGTGCCTTAGACAATGGGAAGAAGAGAATTATCAATATGGGGTTATTCCTCTTTTCTTTAATGCTTACGCTAGACGAGGTGTAACAGATGAGCATATAGAGAAAGAGAAGAAGGCGTACATGGCGATAGGTGAAAGCAAGAAGGGTGAACTGGCTAGGGTTCAGTTTCATCAGCATTATCCTATCACTATAGACGATATGTTTATTAGGAAGTCAAGAACACTTGTACCTATACACTACTCGAACAAGAGATTACATGACATTTACAGCATGGAAGTCCCTATTCAGTACGGATTCTTTGACCCTATATTCGATATGAGCCAACCTACACCTGATTTACATACAGAATACAAGATTATTGGCGCAAGATGGGTAGAAACAGGTGACAGAGAGCATATTTCTACGACTGCTATGGTAGTTCATCACCCGCCAGATGGAGAAATATGGAAACATAGGTACTATCAAGGCACTGACCCTATCAATTCTGAGACGGGTCACTCTAAAATGTCCAGTGCTATATGGGATTCACTGACAAATTCAGTGGCTTCTGTCGTATTTCACAAGGATAAACGGTTTAAAAACGATTATCTACAGGTGTTATTGCAGTCATTGTACTATGACCAACAGAAAAAACAAGGGGTTAAGGAGTTAGTGGAGAATAACATTGGGGATATGCACGTTGACTTCCAAGAAATGCATGGATTTAGGCATAAATTTACTGCAAATGCTCAATTACCCGAGTATTTTCAGACACACGGGGGAAAATGGTTTGGAATATCAAATAAAGTGAATACCGCTCCGCGTATCATCGCTAAAACTGAGGAATTGTTGGATGCTTACGGAGATAACATTCACGTTCCTTGGTTTTGGGAGCAGCTAAAAACGTTTGTAGAGAAGGATTTAAAGAGTCAGAACACGAATAGGCAAACAAGATACCAAGCTTCTGATTTGAGATACGACTATGATGACGTTATCTTCTCTATAACGTATGCATACATCAATGCGTTGGCTCATGTTAAATATGACCCTGAAAATATTGCGGGAGAAGCTATTAGCAAGCAAGTTACTGTTAGGTATGTGCAAACAAAGGAGACAAACTACAGAATGAGATTGGCTAGAGTGGATAAAAATGGGAAAGTGCTCAAGATAATTAAGTAGTAAAAAACACCTATTACATATTTAGCATATATTTGTGACAAATAAATTAATATGATTCAACGCTCATATAATAAAAACAATACCGCCAGCAATAGAAATGAAAACTATATTGTTGACGATATTCGTGAGCTTATTGGGTTAGTTATGAGTATTGGCCCCGGATTACAAGGGCCTATTGGCCCTACTGGTGCTACTGGTGCTACTGGCCCTCAAGGTATTCAAGGGGCTCCCGGGCCTGTTGGGCCTGCTGGATTATCTTTTGCTGGGTTATGGAGTTCAATTGGAATGTACACTCCTAATCAAGCTGTTTCATATAATGGGTCATCTTATTTTTGTTTAAATCCTGTTGGGCCTAGCGCCACAACTCCAGATATTGATACTGCTAATTGGGCTTTGTTAGCCTCTCAGGGTGCTACAGGGCCGCAAGGGCCTACTGGAGCAACTGGGCCTACAGGGCCACAAGGCCCACAAGGGCCTATTGGGCCATCAGGTGCTAGTGGTGGTTTTACTTATGAAATAGGTCAATATGTTGCCTCTGAAGGCGGTGTTATTTTCCATAGATGGTTGTCTTCTGTTCCTTACGGGACTCCTATAGCAAATGGTCTTGTTGAGAATTATTTGGTAATTAATGATAATTTTAATAATGCTCAATTTGCTTCTATATCAAATATTAACTCTAGTGGATGGTCGCTTTATGATGGAAATGCCGTTAATTCAAACACTTTTGTGTTAATATCTCTTGGGGCTTCTTTTGGTATAACAGCAGGAACTGCTGCTGTATATTGCAATAATCTTGTAAGTGGAGGAAAAACAGATTGGTATTTACCTTCAATTTATGAGTTGTTAGAGTTAAATAATAATTTGTTACGTGTAAATCACTCACTTAGCATTTATTTTAGCCCAATCGCTGAAATACTTTTAAATGTTCCTCATTGGACTAGCAATGCTGTTGGTCTTTCTAATGCTTACTCAGTTAGTAGTGCAACAATTGTTGCGGAATCTAGATTAAATATAAATGCGGTAAGAGCAATAAGAAGATTCAGTATATAAATAAAAATAAATTACTATGATTCAAAGGTCAAGAAATAAAAACAGGTCAGCAAGCAACCTTAATGAAAACATGATTGTTGATGATATACGCGAGCTTATATCTATCTCAAACAATTCTGGCCCTTCTGGTATATATATGAATGGATTTAGAGTTACGGGATGTATCGCAGAAAATGTTCTTCTTCCTGAAAATTCTAATCTTGAATATACCGGCCCACTTTCAATGTGTAGTGGATACACGATTACCATACCATCTGGAACAACCTTAAACGTTATATAATATAAAAACAAATAAAAATGAGTACGATTAATGTTAATACAATAAACCCTTTTACATTAGGTTCAAATATAAACCTAAATGGAACCCCTATTAGGAATAATCCTGACAACACTATTATAGGTATCGGTCAAAATACACTTGTTGCTGCAACGGGTACTGACAATACAGCGCTTGGAAGAGGGGCTTTACAAAGTGTTACAACTGGTAATAGTAATGTTGCTGTTGGAAACTCCTCCTTATCTTCTTGTACAGGAAGCGATAATATTGCTATCGGTAGAAATGCTGCTGCTCTTTCCACTACAGGTTCTAACAACATAACTATTGGAAAAAATACATCAAACTCTATAGACACAGCTTCAAATGAAATTACTTTAGGTAATTCTTCTCACTCTGTTCTTCGTTGTGCTGTAACTACCATCACATCATTGTCTGATGAGCGTGACAAGAAAGACATCAAAGAACTTCCTGTTGGACTTGATTTCTTGAATGGTCTTCGTCCTGTACAATTCGTATGGAATGAGCGTGACAAGGAAGGCCGTAAGAAAATTAAAGACTTTGGATTCATTGCTCAAGACTTGAAAAAATCTCAAGAGGATGCTAAAATGGCTGATGTTCTTAAACTTGTTTACGAAGCGAACCCAGAAAAACTTGAAGCATCTTATGGAAAATTAATTCCTATCCTTGTTAAAGCTGTTCAAGAGCTTTCAGCTAAAGTTGCTGCTTTAGAAAGCGCAGAATAATAATAAAATCATAAGTGATTTAAACCCTGCAAGCGAGCGGGGTTTTTTTATTTATAATAAGCTGAGCTGATATGTTTTTACAAGCTCCTTATTAAAGCCTATTTCTTTATGCTCCCATACACAACCATCTTCATCATCAATGGTTTTTATGTATTGGTCAATAATTGAGCTGAATAGCTTTAGCTCTTTCTTGTTCATTTTTTTAAATGACATATTTTGATACTTACCTAGCTCTAGGTCAAAACAACTATTTCTATTATACCAATAAAGATGCATTTCTTCCTTTCTCCTGTCATATTCAAATGAAGCCGTCATATACGACCTAATCACAAAGTGTTGTGTTTTATCCTTTAAAACATCTCTCAGTTTGTTACTCGAATATACTGAAGAGGTGCTCATTTAAATGAATTTGTCTATTAAGCATATACTCAACCTCATCTTGGAGCTCTGCCATTTTGAATACTTTGTAAGTGTCATTCTTTTCATTTACCCAGCAAATATATGAACTTCCAAGTTTAAGTTGGGTATTTCTGTGTACAATTTTTTTGTAAACACCTGTTTGTAGAGAAAATTTATTGTAGTCTGTTTGATACAAATGCTCAAGGCCATTAATCATTGTTGTCTTAAACGGATTGTATGTAGATATTTGTTTACTTGTCTTGTAATCCCATACCTGAAGCTCTTTTTCCTTTAGGTTGTAGAATAGCTTATCCATAGTTCCGCATATTCCAATCTCATAGTCTCCTACTATCCACTCCGTCTTTACTGGTATTAACCAATCCCTTGAATCATCAAAGAACTTGTCAATTATCTCAGCAAGTTTAGGTGGCAAGTCCTCTTCGTCAAAACTGTATTGCTTTCCCGCAAATTTTAACTCTGCGTACTTATGTAATTCCGTTCCTTTATTTGCTGCTGTTATTTTCTTTTGCTCCCAATCAAGTATCACTAGAGCTTTATTGAGTCCATGCTTTAGAGCATATTTCTCAGCTTGTGCTTCTGTATCAAACGGAGTCTCGTATTGTTTAATTAGGGTTGTTACTGAGGTGCATATCTTATCTCTGTATTTGTAAGAATGCTCTTCCTCATTGAAGCTAATATCCCTAAAAGCATTTAGGTCAGAAATAAAATCAAGCATATTCATTCTCTACCTCCTCTAATAGTTCTTCAATAGCCTTCTCAATGTTTAAGTCATCTTCGCTATATGGTCTGAATCTGTTTGATACAAAGAATTGAAATTTGCTATTCTCATCAATAGGTGCTTCTTCTAGTTTGTATCCTAGAACCATGCGCTGCCTAGCTAAGTATTTACAATCTACTACGGTGTACACCTCACCCTTCTTAATCCATGTTCCAATAAAGCCATCAGGTCTACCCTTATCGTTCAAACATACCACTTTAAAATTATCCATATTGAGAAATAAAAAACCCGCCAGTGGATGCAGCACATAGCGGGATTATCAACTAAAACCAAATAAAGAATCTAACTTG